AAAGAGACTTTTGATAATTCAACGAAGAGTATGTTATCAAATGCAGTGCTTAATATTCTTGGTGCAAATGAAACTTACAGACAGATAGAGAATAATATTAAGTGCATTGCAGACAAGCAGGTATAGCTTATGGAAGAAGAAATCTATGAAAACAATTATAAAGACTGTGATTACTGTGAAACGACATACTATGAAAGCGACACTGGATATCGTGAATATGGTTGCAGTTTTATAACTGGTGATGAGAATGATTATCCATGTTTAGGTGGCGAATTAGATTTTGGCTGCCCATTGTCATTCAAATATAGAATTGAGAAAAATTGAACTTCAAAAAGTGCTTAAAATAAGGCTTTTAGCAATTGAAATTTAACAATAAACCTGTCTTTCATTGGGAGGTAAAGATATGTTTGGTTATGTTAAAAAGAAAGAATATGATGAATTATACAGCTATTACAAGGCAACATTGAAACACATAAAAGGATATCAGAGATTGCTTGAGGAACAAGAAAAGCATACTGAATTAGAATATAAACGAGCCGAGTATTGGAAGGCTAAAGCGTTGTACCCTAATTCAGAGCCTTATGTTGAAGGCGATATGAAGACTATTAAATATATCAAGAGTTGATAACCAATGAAGCCGACATTTCAAAATAAAAAAA